ATCAAGTTTTGCTTTCAATACATCATAAGATTTGAAGTTCTTAGGATCAAGAAACTCTTTGAGTGAGTATTCTTTCTTCCACAATTCTTCAAGTTTCGCATCATCACCATCAAGCAATGCAGAAGGTTTGTCAAACTCAGATTTATCATAATTACGATAACCTTCAACTTGACGAATCTTGATCTTGAAGTTAGCACCTTCCCACAAGTCAAATGGATTCAATGGTGTCTCATCTTCAAATTCAGGATTCATTGCTTCACTGATTTTGTCAAAGATTTTCTTACCAAACTTGTACAGTTTGATTTGACCTTCATTCTCTGGATTCTTTGGATCAGAAACAATCAGAACGTTTGAAATATAAGTCAAACGGCGTTTTTGCTTACGTGCAATTTCTTTGTTTGCTTCAATACCAGAATTCCAAAGAACAGAATTATATTCTGAAACTGGATCTTTCTGATTGAGCGTAGTCAAAGAGTTTTCAATATACCAACCACCTGGTCCTTGAAAGCCGTGATTGAATACACGAACCCAAGGAAGAGCATCATCACCATCAACTGCTGGACCTGGAAGGAACCGAATGACTGCCATTCCGTTACCAGCTTTGTCTACTTCTGGTTGCCAGAACCGATTGTCTTCTTTGGAATTTTCTGTTGTTACTGTATTGATTGATTCAATCGCTTTGGTAAGTTTGTCAAACGAATTGCGATTGCGTTTAAGGCTGGAAAAATCAGACATGTTTTACTCCGTATAAAAGTGTATTAGTTGTATGTGCATCTTGTTCACATGATTCATTATATACATCTATATAGCTATCGTCAAGTATAGATTCAATGATTGCTATCGTTTTTGCCGCATCTGTGTGATGAATTCCGATACCACCTGCCATATTGAAATCATCAATCACATCTCTTGTGTCATCAATCAAAATAGTATTTGCTTTCGCATAATCTGCTTTGAATGCACGACCAGGAACTATATTGGCTGGTATTGTAATACCGTTTCGTTTCAGCCAAACTTTCTTTTGTTTCTTTACTTCATCGTGTCTATTTTTACCACCAGATGATGATAGAATCTCAACAGGAACATCTAATGAAGTAACAAACTCATACAAGTCTTTGCCACCTGGCTGCCAATCAAGACTCTCAAAATGTTTACCTTCAATAAATTCTTCAAACTCTCTTGTTTTTGTTTCACCTCTTGGTCTTTGATAAGTTGGTTCTTTACTAAACAGTTCTCTGTAACGTTTATGAAAGTCACAAAGCACACCATCAAGATCAAGATATATTTTGCGTATTTGCATCGTATTCCTTTTTGAGTATCAGTTTATATTTTGTTGCGTCAAAAGATATAAATGGCGTATATTTTTTGATTGTTCTGCTCACTGCTGGATACCGAATCGTATCAATGATTTTTTTATCCCACATTTTCAAAAAGTTCATCAATGTATTCAATATACAAATCGTTTCAATTGAAATATCGTGTTGAAGATATTTTGTGAGTAGTTCAGGATACTGACCGTCTAGAATCATTAATGATTCATTTGGGTTCTCCTGACTCATTATTGATTCAATTTCGTTTGTGAACGTATATGTCAAAGACTGAATCACTTTCTGCCGCTTCCGATACTGAATATCAGATTCTTCAGTCAATAAATGTCCAATCCAAACATTAGGATCATGCACAAGATTAGCAACAATAAAGTCACGACCCTGATCAACATTCGTGAATCTCCTGCTCAATTTGTAAAAGTGCCATTTATCTTTCCGATTCTCAAACGCATCAATACTCGTATTTACTTTCCCATTATACTTAAAGTAATCGTAAGAATCTGAATTGAAGTGGAGTTTAAGAGAAGTGTATAAACAAAAGGCTTCATAACCATTAATCATATAGGTAAACGACTGTTCTTCGTTTTTAACAAATTATTACGCTCGGCTTGTTCCTGAATCTTTGACTTCAGATTGGGTGTTACAAGTGTAGCAGCAACTTCTAACTCAAGTCCTGTTTGCTTACAGTGTTCTGCAATTGCTTCAAGATATGTGTAATCAGTCCGTGCAACAAAGTCTTCTATACTCATAGAAAACTTTAACATTTCATCTTTTGTAGGCATTATTTTTCAGATGCCTGCGTTAGATTTTGCACATCAGGTTCTTTTTGTCCACAAAGTTTAAACGGCCAATTATTATTGGGTATGTTTGAAAAATCAAATTGTGGCTGTTCATTTTGTGACAAATGATTGTGCCAAGGAACTACATCAATATATCCATCAATTTCATAACCGCAAGCCTGCAAGAAATTTTTGAATTGATTGAAAATATCATCAATGTAAAGTTCACTGAAGTTCATTTCAAGACTTGTTTTACCATCACTAGAATCAAATTTGAATGTAAAATTATGATCGTCATTTTCAAAATGCATTATATAGTCTCCTGTTTACTTTTTGTTTGATGCGTATGCGATACAAATGATATCGTCACTCTTTACGTAAGAACACCTTACAGACAGAGGGTCAACACCCTTTGCAATTGCGTTTTCAATATTTGCAGCCATCAATTTGCGCTCATTCAATCCGTAAATGCAAATTGCAGTCACAATAGAAAGAAGTACCAGTGTCACACTAAGTGTGGTAACTGAACTCAATCCTTTTTCCATAACAATCTCCTTTTTCTCTTTACTTGATAAAATACTCATACTGCCTTTCTTGATACCTTGTTGTAAAATAAATGTCTACCTATTTGTGCGGTGTATTTCATATTATTCCACATCGGCTTTACATAGTTTGCATGAAAGAACAATGCACCCTTTGTTGGATCTTTAAATGTATCAGTGTACAGATAAAAACTCAATGCCATTTGAGTTATTCTATTATACACAGAATTGTTCTCAATTGTCAAGCGACCTTTATCAATCATATTTCTAGCTCTAGATTCACAATACCAAGAAAATTGACAAACTGCGCCAACTCTTTGTTTTACTACGCCGCAATATGAATCGGGAAATGCGCCAGATTGTGCGCGGTTATGTGTGACGAATGCAACGGCTAATTGACCCTGTTCTGGTTCACCACCCGCTTCAAAATACATATTCTGTGCAAGACATATCACTTCTTGCCGTGCCATTGGTGTTAGATCGTCCAACTCAACTTTTGGTGCAATTGGAATTTCTACTTGTGCTGCTGCATGACCAGTATAAACAATAAATGCTGCAAACAAACTACAAATCGTTAGTGTGATGTAACGCATACTTTCTCCTATAAGTTAGAGGCGCGATAAACTGCGCCCGGTCCCGTCAGGCAGATTTTTTGCTCTGTGTTTTTTCTGCTGTAATGTTAGATACGAATCCATTCAAGGACTGTGCCTTGGTAATGATGTCGCTTTCTGAGGGATAAGTTGGAAAGGCTGGATGTTCAGGTATTGCTTGTCCGTTTAGTTTAGCGGACTCTACCTTTACTTGCCATTCGTTGGTTAGGCGATCTTTGTTAGAGTGGTACTCTTCTAACAATAATTCTTTCGCCATTTTTAGAAGTTCAAGACGAATCTCAAACGGTGTCAGATTACTCATGTGTTTCTCCTGTGTTGTGTGTGTTTACTGGCGAGTGTGTGTGATGCCAGTCTTTTATTTAGTCATTTTATAGTTTCGTTGCCCTTACCTCACGACACATTTTCCGCATCTCTGGCGTAAAGTCTGGAGAGATTTCAGACAGTCCACAATTGATGTATGTACCTTTAGGCTGCGGTACGAATACAATCAAAAGCATAACCAAAGCAACAGCACCACCAATTAGTAAAAAAGATTTATTCATAATTAATCCCACAAGTTACGATAATATTTACCAAACAAACGCAGACCATTATCTATACGATCATACATTCTTCTGATACCGTCATAGTCACAAACATATGTGTGATTAGGACCGTGTTCCATGCGGTTAAGTTTTGGATTATCTTCACATGGAACAAAAATTGTATCAATAGTACCTGAACTAAACTTTTCTTCCCACGTGTCATCAACAAGATGTTCAAACGCAAAAATCATTTCATCAAGCACCCAATTCCATCGTGCATGAATATCTGCAACACCCTCTTTTGGAACATCTTCATTATAAAAATCAAAGGTGTGTTGACTGTCCCATTCATCAGTTGTCGTTGCGCGGAGATGTTCTGGTACATCTTCCATATCAACAAAACCCGAACCATGTTTTACTTCTCTGAGCCTCTTCAACATTGGAAGAATAATTGGAGAAAGTGTGTGATCCATATTCCACACATCCCAAGGATCAATCTTAACATACTCAATTCTTGGATGAATGAAATCAAGAAACTTCAACCATGCTATGCAGAATGGTTCAAGAATGTTAGAAAGTTTTTCAATGATAGGTTCATCATAATCAATCTCACGCCAAAAGAAAGTTTTCTCCAATATTGTGTATGGAGAAATCCAGTGACTACGATATTTTGACAAATAAACTTTCATAATATAGCTCCGTATATGTGGTGGTTTTTTGGAAACTGGCCCGGGTGATGCCACCAAACCCACAATTGATGCCGACTGATTGGGTAATAAGGACAGTCGGCGAAACCCCAAGAGATTACGCTGCTAGGCGTTCTTCTCCATAAAATGCATCGTTTGCATTTACTAGTTTGCTTGATTTACAGTCATCGCCTACTGTGTTGCCTTCTCTGCTATCTCACCCTGTCAAAACCAGGTCATCCCCATCAGAAACACTCTCACGGTTTATCTGTCCGTTCCCAACTCCATGGACAAGAGTGTTTCTGGTGGAGATGGAGGGAATTGAACCCTCGTCCAGAATGCCTTCACTTTGAAGGGATTACAACAATTCCTTCCTCTTTCATTATTGCATTAAACTCATTTCGTTTTGTTGCATACCAACCCCAAGAACTAAAGAATGTTTCACCTGGATTTGGTCCTTGCTGTCTTAGATAATTATCTAACTTTTCATTATATTCTTTTTCACTTATTTCCATAATTACTCCGTCGTGAATCTTGCAGAGCCTTTACTCGTTCTACCAGCTTTCAATGGTTTGTCCGACTTCGGTTTCATCTCTGTCTGAAAAGGCGCATCGGGTTTATTGTATTTCATACTGCCCACATTTTCAGTTTTGCCATGTCCAGGAAAGCCAGTCTTATTTGTTCCATGTAATGTTGCTTTGCTACCGTTATGATGAAGAATTGCATCTTGATTATAGTGTTGACCATGCTTCTTCATGTCACCCAAAAGTTTATTTCCAGCATCATCACCTTTGTCTTTTGCATGAACCATAATAGACTTCTCTTTGCCACCTTCCCAATGTCCTTCAACTTCTTTGTGTGAATAACCTTGTGATGATAGCTTCTTTTTTAACTCTTCGTGGTGCTTCTTATTCTGTTCAGGAGTAGCTTCATCTGAGCCACGGTGTGCTGACATGACCACATAATGTCTGCCCTCTTGTGCATGTTTGTGCAGTCTGGCTAGAGGATTACCCTCATCTAATTGTACGTGTTGTTTGAATGATAGCATGATGCCTCCAAATTATCAAGCATATTTATCAATATAACCCATTAGAGGTTTCCGATATGCATCAATTTGGCGTTCAAACAACAAAGCATCA